GGTCTACGCCACGGCCGGTGATGCGCAGTCGTTCTACTGGTACCGCCAGATCCTTGCCGGTCGTCAGGCATCCGAGCGTGGCGGGGAGTCGCCGGTTGCGTACTTCGAGTGGTCAGCGCCTGATGAGGCAGACCCCGCCGACGAGGAGACGTGGCGGTCATGCTCGCCGGCCCTCGGCCACACGATCTCGCTGGAGTCGCTGCGTGCTGAGTGGGGGAAGGCGCAGCGCAAGGGCGTTGAGGGCGTGGACGCGTTCCGCCGGTCGTTCCTGAACCAGTGGCCCGAGGTTCCTCAGTTGGATGATCAGCCGGGGCTGTGGCAGGTGATCGACCGTGAGCCGTGGATGGCGTGCATCGATCGCGAGTCGCAGCGCGGCGAGGCGCTCACGTTCTGCGTGGACACCTCGCTCGATCGGCAGTGGTCGTCGATTGGGATGGCCTCGACGCGTCCAGACGGCATCGACCATGTCGAGGTTGTGGACCACCGCCCGGGCAACGCGTGGGTGGTCGACCGGCTGCGGGACCTCGTGGACCGCTGGCACCCTGCGGCCGTGGTCATCGATCCCGGTGGGCCGGCCGGTTCGCTGCTGGACGACGTGGTGCGCGCCATCGGCGAGGACCTCGTGCTGAAGCCGACAGCGCGCGAGCACGCCCAGGCAGCCGGCAACCTGGCCGACGCGGTGACGCACCGACGTGTCGTGCACCTCGGCCAGTCTGAGCTCGACAACGCACTGGCCTGTGCGGCGAAGCGCCCCCTCGGTGATGCATGGGCATGGAACCGGTCTGGTGTGTCGCCTGTGTCGCCGCTGGTCGCTGTCACGTTGGCTCGGTGGGCGCTGCGCCATGGGGCTGTTCAGGCTCGCCCCTATGAGGGCCCAATGTTCGCGTTCTCCTGAGAGGTGGCCGCATGCGCATCATCGCTTTCGGCGTCTGCCTCCTCCTTGCTGCCGCCCTCGTCGTGGCCGGCGTGGCCATGCTGTCCTCAGCGGCCGCTCTGATCGTCGCTGGCGTCCTCCTGGCGCTCGGCGCGTGGTCCGTGCTGGGTGAGTCGTGAGGCCGCTGGAGCGCCTCCTGAAGGCGTCGCTGTCGTTCGGTGGCACGGGTGGCCTGGACATGGGCGACTCGTGGCTGCGGTCGCCGTTGCCGTTGTTCGGCAGCGGCCTGGCCCGCGAGGAGCGCATCGACAATGACTTCGGCAGCTACGTGGCCGAGGCGTACAAGTCGAACGGCATCGTGTTTGCGTGCGTGCAGGCCAGGGCGTTGGCGTTCTCCGAGGTCCGTTTCCAGTACCAGTACCTGACGGGCGGCCGACCGGGGAAGCTGTGGGGCGATCAGTCGCTGTCGCTGCTCGAGACACCGTGGCCGAACGGCACGACCGGCGAGCTGCTCATGCGTATGGAGCAGGACACGTCGCTCGGCGGGAACTTCTACGCCACGAGGATCGGCAACACGATCCGCCGGATGACGCCCGACAAGGTGACCATCATCAGCGGTGTGCGCGGCGATGCGAAGGCATCACCGTGGTCGCTGAACGCCGAGGTGCTCGGGTACCTCTACAAGCCGGACCCCATGACCGAGGCGACGCTGCTGCTGCCGCAGGACGTGGTGCATTACAGCCCGACGCCTGATCCTTCGGCGCAGTGGCGGGGCATGTCGTGGCTGACGCCGGTCATCAACGAGATCATCGGGGACTCGGCGGCCACGAAGCACAAGGTCCGGTTCTTCAAGAACGGCGCGATGAGTCACCTGAAGGTGGTGCATCCGGCGGGCATGTCGCGCCCGCAGTTCCTTGAGGCCGTCGAGCTGTTCAACGCCGCCCACCAGGGCGAGGCGAACGCGTACAAGACGCTGCACTTCGGTGCGGGCGCGGACGCCTCGGTGATGGGCGCCGACCTCAAGTCGGTGGACTTCAAAGCGATTCAGGGCGCCGGTGAGACGCGCATCGCGGCGGCGGCCGGCGTGGGGGCGATCATGGCCCGCCTGTCGGAGGGCATGCAGGGCTCGTCGCTGAATCAGGGCAACTACGAAGCGGCGAAGGGCCAGCTGGTCGACATGACCATCAGGCCGCTGTGGCGCACCGCCTCGGCCTCATTGTCGAAGTTCGCTGCCCCACCGACGGGTTCGCGGCTCTGGTACGACGACCGCGACGTAGCGCTGCTGGCCAAGTCGGCGACGGCCGCCGCGGAGGTGCGGGCGAAGGACGCGGCGACGGTCCGCACCCTGGTCGACGCCGGGTTCAAGCCTGACGACGTCATCGCCGCTGTCACCGCTGGCGACTTGTCGGCGCTGTCCGGCTCTCACGGTGGTCTGTTCTCCGTGCAGCTCCAAGCGCCCGGCTCCGCTGCCGCCGCACCGCTTCCCCCCGCGGCCTGATCTACCCACGAACGGAGGTGCGATGCGCACCAAGAAGAACCTCACGCGCGTCGCCATCAAGGACGCCGAGCAGGGCCTGGTCGAGGCTGTGTTCTCCACCTTCGACGTGGTCGACAAGGACGGCGACGTGACCCGCAAGGGCGCGTTCACTGACGGCGCCAGCGTGGTGATGAGCGCGTACGGCCACAAGTCGTGGGACGGCGAGCTGCCGATCGGCGTGGGCACCATCGAGGAGCGCGGCGATGTCGCGGTGTTCAAGGGCCAGTTCCTGATGGACACCCAGCACGGAGCGGATGCATTCCGTACGGTGAAGGCGCTGTCGGACGCCGGGTTGCAGGAGTGGAGCTACAGCCTCCAGAACGTCGAGGCCGAGCGCGGCACAGTCGACGGCAAGGCCGTCCGGATCCTCAAGAAGATCGAGGTGAAGGAGGTGTCCCCGGTGCTGGTTGGTGCCGGCGTGGACACCCGCACCCTCTCGACGAAGGCGGCGCGCAAGCAGCTGGAGTCGACGCTGAGCGACCTGCTGGAGTCGGCAGCGGCTGACCGGTGGCCGATGGGCTGGGTCGAGCTGGAGGACTACGACGTCGATGCCGGGTTCGCGGTGTTCTGCGTCCACCAGTACGGCGTCGGCGAGCGGTTGCTGCAGGTCGACTTCACCCGCGGCGACACGGCGGTGACGCTGGGCGCCGATGAGGTCGAGGTCATCGAGATCGACACGTTCGTCCCGAAGTCGGGGCCGAGCGCGCATCTGAAGTTCACCGGGCACTGCTCGGCGGTCGTGGCCGCCGTGAAGTCGCTCACCACCAGGGCAGCGGACGTCGTGGCGCTCCGGGCCGAGAAGGGCAAGGCGATCAGCGATGAGGCGAAGCAGTTGCTGTCGGATCTCGACGGCGCGCTGTGTGACCTCAAGGCGCTGATCGATGCAGGACACACGACAACCGATGACGAAGACCTGGCCGGCGCAATCGGTGCCGAGTACCTGCGCTTCGTCGCCAACACCCAAGGAGTCACCCGATGAAGAACATCCGCGAGGAGCTCCGCTCCCACCTCGACGCCCTGCGCGCCGCAGGCGTCGCCCTGACGATGGACGCCTCACCGGCGCTCACCGAGATCAACGGCCGCATCGCGCAGAAGCGCAGCGAGCTGAAGGCCATCTTCGACGAGGCGGGCGACAAGCTCGACTTCTCGCAGGTGAAGTCCCTCGGCGCGCTCGACAGCGTGCAGAAGGTCGAGCACGTGCGGGGCATCAATGCCGAGCTCGACGAGCTGGCCGTGAAGCGTGCCGGCATCCGCCACCAGCTGGCCGACGCCGAGGATGCGCTCGACGCGCAGACGAAGGGCGCCCGTGCGAGCGAGCGCGCCGGCCGCAAGTCCGTGGGCGACCTCGTCGCCGAGTCCGCCGCCATCAAGCAGTTCGGCATGAAGTCCGAGCTGGACGTCGACCTGAAGACCCTGATGACCCGCTCGGCCGGCTGGGCGCCGGAGTCGCTGCGCGATCCCGGCTACGTGCCGTACGCCGCGGCGCCGCTGCAGGTCACCGACCTGTTCCAGGTGATCGGCACCACGCAGGCTGCGGTGAAGTACATGGAGCAGACGACCCGCACGAACAACGCTGCGGAGCGCGCCGAGGGCGGCACCTACGGCGAGGCGGCGTTTGCCCTCACCGAGCGGACGGTCACCGTCGAGTCGCTGGGCGTGTGGATCCCCGTGACCGATGAGCAGCTCGAGGATGAGCCCGAGGTCGCGGCGCTGATCAACGACGAGCTGCCGATGATGCTCCGCCAGCGCCTCGACAGCCAGCTGCTGGTCGGCGATGGCAACACCCCGAACATCCTCGGTGTCAACAACGTCTCGGGGATCCTCACGCAGGCCAAGGGCGCCGACCCCGTGTTCGACGCCATCTACAAGGGCATCGTGAAGGTCCAGACGACCGGCTTCACTGAGCCGTCCAACGTCGTCCTGCACCCCCTGGACTGGCAGGACGTCCGCCTGACCCGCACGGCCGACGGCATCTACATCCTTGGCTCGCCCACCGACCCCGGCCCGCGTCAGCTCTGGGGCCTGCCCGTGGCCACCTCGACCAACCAGACGCAGAACACCGGCCTCGTCGGCGACTTCGCCAACTGGGCTCGCCTGCGGCTGCGCCGGGGCATCGTCGTGGAGCGCACCAACAGCCACGACACGCACTTCATCAACGGCAAGCAGGCCATCCGCGCCGGGTTCCGCTGCGCCACGGTGTACAAGCGGCCCTCGGGTTTCTGCACGATCACGGGGATCTGAGCATGGGAATCATCTCTGGCGGCAAGATCATCGAGGGGGCAGCCGACCGCGTGCGCACGCGGTCGCTCGGCTCCCCCGCACTGGGGTCCACGACGGCGGTGCATGCCGCGGTCACGTCGACCGGTTCGACGTCCACGGTCACCACGGCCATCACCAACCCCGACGTGCCGCGCAACATCACGGCCACCGCCGGCGGGACCAACACCGACATCAAGGCCATCCAGGTCACGGTGACGGGCACGAACGCCGCAGGCGAGACGATCAGCGAGGCGCTGCCGGCCTTCACGGTCGACACGGCCGGCACGGTCGTCGGCTCCAAGGCGTTCGCCACGGTCACGTCGATCAGCATCCCCGCCCATGACGGGACGGGCGCGACGACGGCGATCGGGACGGGCGCCAAGCTCGGCCTGGGCGCCAAGCTCGGGTACAACGTCGTGCACTCGTCGTTCCTCGGCGGCACCAAGGAAGGCACGGCGGCCACGGTCGCCGTGTCGTCCACGGCGCTGGAGTCGAACACCGTGACGCTCAACTCGGCGCTGAACGGCACCGAGGTCGTGGTCCTGTTCTGATGGCCATCGCGACGCAGCGTCTGTATCTCGACGCCGACGGCAACGTGGTCCTGCACGGTGACCCTCGCGCCGCCACGCTGTTGGTGGCGGTCGGCCAGGAGATGCCGGCGGGATACGCCGAGCCCGAGGTAAAGCAGGTCTTGGTGCATGAGGACAAGCAGGTCGCCAAGCCTGCCAACAAGCAGGTCAAGTAGTCCCCGCCCGCAGCCTCTTCGCCGGGGCTGCGGGCACCATCGCAGCACCTGGAGGTCCCGATGACGCAGCGTCTGTTCGTCGGTACCTCGACGGTGTCTCACACGTTCACCGATGGCATCGAGACGCCCGTGGAGCCCACGGTGGTCACGTGCACGGTCGTCGCCCACGACGGCGCCACAGTGACCACAGGGAGCATCACAACGCCCTCCACGGGCAAGCGGGCGCGCACGGTCTCCGTGTCGGCCCCGACCATGCTCACCGTCACGTGGGTGGCCGATGGCGCCACCTTCGTCGACGAGTACGACGTGGTGGCCGCCCCGTACGTCACCGTCACCGAACTGCGTGACAGCGACTCGAAGTTCCTGGCGACGCCGGCCGCCACGCTCGTCGCGGCGATCACCGACGCCGAAGCGGAGTGCGACAACATCACCGGGCGCGCGTGGGGTCGCAAGTATGCCGTTGAGACGCTGACGCCACGCGACGGCGACGTGCGACTGTCGTGGCCCGATGTGGTGCGGGTCGGCAAGGTCACTGCCAGCTACATGGGCACCACGCTCGACATGACGTCCACAGCGATCCTGGAGCCGAACGGCGAGCTGTGCGTGGAGCTCGATGACGACTGGACGGTAGAGGTCGGCTACGAGCACGGGCGCCGGTCCCCTGACCGCGAGATCCGCCGTGCGGTACTGATCCGTGCCGGCCAGTTCGTCCGGTCCCCGACGAGCGCGGTGGCGATGTTCTCCGAGCGCGTCACGTTCGGCGACTCCGGGTCGACGGTGCGTCTGCTGCCGAAGTCCAACGCCACCGGTGTCGCTGAGGTGGACGCCATCTACGCCCGGCACGCGTACGCCGGTGGGTACGGGATCGCATGACCTTCGTCCGCCATCTCGTCGCTGAGCGTCTGCGCGACAAACTCGCTGCGCTGTCGTCGCTGGACGGTGTCGCCGTGGTGCGTGAGCCGCGTGACGTCGAGGAGCGCGAGCAGATCCTGATCGGTCGCAGTGAGGGCACGTGGCGGGTCCGGTCGTTCGCCAACGGCGCGTGGGAGGACCGGTGGACGGTCCGTGTCGAGGTGTCCACGTTCGTCCCCGGCTCCACGCTTGAAGTCGCTGAGGCCCGCCTGATGGAGCTCGTCGGCATCATCGTCGATGCACTGATCGATGACCCTGGGCTGACTGACCCCACCGTTATCACCGACCTGATCGGCCTGGACGCCGGCGCCGAGAACGGCGAGGAGTTCTTCGGCCCCAACTCCGGCCAACTGCCGTCCGGCGAGTCGGGCATCGGGTCGTCCGGTTACCTGCTGATCCCCTTCCGCGCTCGTCACTGCTGAGGTCCCCCTGATGCCCCCCAAGCCTTCCCCTGTCGCGCCCGTGTACCTC